CATGGGACGGTCGAAGTTATAGCTGCAAAAAGAAGTAGCTTATAAATAGGAGGCTAATGTGATTAGTGTTGGCCAAATACGATCTTTAGTTGAAGACACCTGTTCAAGAATGGGTGATAAGTTTGCTTCTAAAGATGCTGTTGAGTTAGTTCTAGCGACAGGGATTGTAGAATCTCGGTATGAATACATAAGACAGATGGGTGACGGCCCCGCCAGATCATTCTGGCAGGTGGAACCAGCTTCAGCTGTTGATAACCTTGCTCACTATTTAAAGCATCGTAAAGGATTAATGGGAAGGTGTGCAAAAGCAAGTCTTGTAGACTTAAAGTATTGGCAAATGTATGATGAGGAAATATGGGCAGAGATATTAGAAAAGAATATTGCAGCAGGTATCATTCATTGTCGTTTAAAGTATTGGAGAGTTCCTAAGCGTATGCCTAGTTCATTGGAAGGTCAGGCGGCTTATTGGAAGAAGTATTATAATACAGAAGGTGGAAAAGGTGACCCCGAACATTTTATTGAATCAGTTAAAAAATGGATGAGATAAATGGCTGACGATTTTAGAAATGCTGGTAAATATGATGAATACTCTCATAGAGCTAGAAGTATAAGAGATATGGAACCTGGTAGAGGAAGAGCCAATGTAGATAAGCAAGGAAGAATAGTTGGTGAATCAACTCATAAAATGGCTCATGAAAAGATAGATGACAGATGGGTTGCATTTCCTACATTGTTTCCAGATAAAGAAAGGCCTGGTAGGTGGAGAGATTATACGCCTGATGTAAGAGATGTTAAAGGTAAACGTATAGATAGAGATGACCTCGGGATAGACGGAAAAGGTGGAGCTTATCAGCATGCTAAAAGTGAAGGAGAGGTATTTGAATTTGGACAAGACGAAAAAGAGGCAGGGAAATTTGCAAAAGGAAGTTGGAAACCTAAATAGTGGCTAGATTAACAAATAAAAAAAGAGCTCAGATGAATAAACAGCTTTGGGAAAGAGCCAATAATAGCCATAGACAAAGATGGCAGACTCTTAGTCAAAAAGGTTTTGATTTTTATCTGAATGAACAATTATCTAAGAACGAGGTGGATGCTTTAGAAGAATCAGGTATGCCTACCTTTATTATTAATAGAGTAACTCCTATTATTGAGATAATGAAATACTTTGTAACTGCCAATAATCCTAGATGGAAGGCAGTTGGGGCAACGGGTGATGATGTAGATACTGCTCAGGTACATTCTGAAATTGCAGAGTATTGTTGGTATTTATCTAATGGTAAATCATTATATAGTCAGGTAGTCCTTGATAGTTTAACAAAAGGCGTTGGATACTTCTTGGTGGATGTTGATAAAGACGCTGATAGAGGGATGGGAGAAGTTCTTTTCAAGAGAATTGATCCATATGATGTATATGTTGATCCAGCCAGTAGAGATTTTCTATTAAGAGATGCAACGTTTATTACCATAAGGAAGAATCTATCTAGGTCTAAACTGATTAATATGCTGCCAGATCACGCAGCTAAGATTAGAAAAGTATCGAGGAGTACAGAGGTTACATCATATTCTCAAAGAGATACAGAAGAATCATTCAGTATACAGCCTGAAGATATTACAATGGGTGTCAATTTAGAAGCTGAAGATGAAGATATAATTCCATACTATGAAACATACGCTAAAAAGAAGTTTGCGTATAGAAATGTATTTATTAAGGTAACTCCATCACCTGCAATTCTTGACAATATAAGGGAAGAAGTAGAAAAACAAATAGATGATTTCACAAAGGAAATAGAGGTTGGTTTAATTGAAAAAGAATTACAATTACAACAAGCCCTAGAAGCTGGTGAAATAGTTCCTGAGAGAATGGAACTGGAGATGGAACGTGCAAAGGATATGGCTAAGCAGGCCATTGAAGAAAAGAGGATGACCTTAACCTCTGAAGCACAGGAAAAAGCTACAATAATAAAACAAGAGGTTATGCGAGATGAAGATTATCAAATTCTTGCAAAGAACCCAGAAGTAAGTAAGAATATTATAGACGCAATAAAGTTTCATGAGAATCGGATAGTATTAACGTGTACAGTTGGTGATGACATATTTTTATATGAATTTCAGATGCCGATCAGTGAATATCCTATAGTTCCATTTCCATATACATATACTGGAACTCCACATGCGATGAGCGCAGTTGTACCTCTTATTGGTAAACAACAAGAGATAAACAAGGCTCATCAGATTATGTTACATAATGCAAATTTAGCCTCCAATCTAAGATGGATGTATGAAGAAGGCTCGGTACCTGAAGAAGAATGGGAACAGTATTCTTCATCACCGGGGGCATTATTGAAATACAGACAGGGATTTACTCCTCCAACTCCTGTATTGCCGGCTCCAATCAACAACGCTTTTTATACAATTACTCAAGAGGGCAAAGCTGATGCAGAATATATAAGTGGTGTTCCTTCTAGTATGATGGGATTTACTCAAGAGCAACCTGAGACATATAGAGGATTATTAGCTAATGATGAGTTTGGAACAAGACGGTTAAAGGCGTGGATGGGTTCAATTTTAGAACCAAGCCTAGAGCACCTTGGCAGAGTCTTTCAAGAGATTTCACAAAAGCACTATACAGTAGAGAAAATATTTAGAATAGTTCAACCAGAAGCCGGTCAAACTCCTCAAGAACAAGAGAAGGAAGTTAAAATTAACATACCTGTTTATAATGATTATGGAGATTCAATAGGAAAATTTAGAGATTATGCTAGCGCAAGGTTTGATGTAAGAATTGTAGCTGGAGCAACAATGCCTGTTAATAGGTGGGCATTACTTGAAGAATACTTCAGATGGTTCCAAGCAGGTCTAATTGATGATATTGCAATGATTTCTGAAACTGATATTAGGAATAAGAAAAGTATTGTTGAGAGAAAGTCGTTATATGCTCAGTTACAAGGTCAAGTAGCGCAAATGGAAGAAGCAGTGAAAGATAAGGATGGAACAATTGAAACCTTAGAACGTCAATTAGTACAGGCCGGCATAAAGATGAAAGTTGGCGATGCTTCAAATGAAATCAGAAAAGATGTTGTAGAAACTGAAGGCCAGCAAAAATTATTAAGAGGAATGTTAAAATCAGAATTTGAAAAATTGAAGTATGAAATGAAACAAGACTTCGATAAACAAAAAGAGCAGCAGAATGAAAAAGAATAGTTGTAAGTTTGCTGTTAATTTTAATAACTTAAGCAAATAAAAGGAGAATAGTGTATGGTTCCTGATCAAGTAGGCAACGTCAATGAGACCCCTGAAAGTGAGAACACACATCCTAGTGCCACAGATGCTGTCATGGATGGAGTAGGAGAAGATTTTTTCCAAGCTCTTGATGAGAGTGTAAATGGTGGTATATTGAGCGATACTTCGCAACCAACCTCGGAAACTAACAGTGGTAATACATTGTCGAGCCCAAGTGAAGTAACAAAAGAAGTTTCTACTGGTAATGAAGTAGAATCTTTGAAAAAAAGGTATGGCGATTCAAGTAGAGAAGCTAAAAGGCTAAATGGAAAGCTCCAAGAGCTTGAGCCTTATATGCCAATTCTTGATGCCATGCGAGACGATCCTAATTTAATTACGCACGTTCGTAATTATTTTGAGGGTGGTGGTCAGACACCACAAAATATGGCTGAAAAACTCAACCTTCCAGAAGATTTCGTGTTTGACGCTGATGATGCTTTTTCGACTCCTGAATCGGATTCGGCAAAAGTTCTTAGCTCTACGATTGATGGCATTGTTCATAGAAGGCTAAATACTGCTTTAAGTGGGCAAAAGGTTGAAAACCAAAGGTTGGCAAAGGAAACCTCTTTTCGTTCAAAACATGATATGACGGATGATCAGTGGGGAAACTTTGTTGATTTTGCGAAATCAAAGTCGCTCGAACTTGATGATATTTATTATCTAATGAATCGTTCAAATAGGGACGAGCAAATCGCTGACAATACAAGAGAAGAATTGCATCAAAAGATGCGCGAGGTTCAACAAAGACCTGGCTCTCTTGCTACTACAGGCGGAACACAGGTCGAGGAATCTCCCGATGACCGAGTATTTGATGCTATATTAGGTTCTGACTCAGAGTTAGAAAAGGCTTTCGGTATTTGATAAAATGCCTTGAAGCCTTTAACACTTAACGAAAAGGTGATAATATGGCTGATGTATTTGGACTCAGTACTTATTCTGATGTAGCAACTTGGTCTGATGGTACATCGAAAGATACTGGTGATCTTAGGCGAAGGTATAATTTTGGAGACCGTGTTTCCGAATTAGCAATTTCCCAAGACCCGTTCTTTCGGTTTGTATCAAAGGTAGCTAAGAAACCTACAGACGATCCCGAGTTTAAATTTACAGAAAGACGTCCGTCTTATCATAAACGATATGCATATGTAACTGGATGGGTTGACGCTTCTGACGTTGATAATCTTGGAGGCTCAGGCGGCGACGCTGATTTAGTAGCTTACAATGATAGTGGGGCTCCCACTTCAATGTCGACAGGCGACACCATCAAACTCTACATGGCAACAGACTATAAAAGCTCTGGAAATCTTCAGAATGTATATGGTCAATCAAACAACGCAATTGCAGTTGGTGCTTCTGGAACAAGACCCGCTTTTTTCTTACCGGGTCAATTAGTTAAAGTTCCTCTATCTACAACTGACGGTGGTGGCTCTGTAGCTGACCATCTACTTGCAAGGGTTGATTCAGTTGACGATAGTCTCACTAGAGATTCTCGCGAATGTGTTAGAATTACGTGTAAGGTTGTTCGAGTTCCAACTGTTAGTGGTGCAAACTATCTAGCTGGTTGGGCAAGTGATGAAGTTGATACTCAAGTCTATGACGAGGCTATCCACTCTTCACTTGAAGGTGAACGTTCGTATGTTATCGGTACTGCTCATGGGCAAGGTTCAGGTTACCCAGAAACTTGGAAAGATCAACCTTTCTCAACCGGCTTTGGACTTACTCAGATTTTTAAGACATCTTTGGCAATGGATAACACGACTCGTGCTACCGTGCTTAAGTATGAACCAAATGAGTTTGCTCGAATCTGGCGTGAAAAGCTGATTGAACACAAGTGGGATATTGAAACATCATTGTTGTTTGGAGCGCAAGCTTCAATTAGTGATGTTCAGTATACACAGGGCGCTGTTGATTTTATTATAAGTTATGGTAATATTTTCAGTGGTTCTGGAATGGGCGGAACAGGAACGAAAGCTCAAGACGATTTTCTTGATGATATGAGTAGTTTTCTTGATCCAAGATACAATAATGCTAACGCTACATTGTTCTTGGTTACGACAGACGTGTATAACTGGTTACATAAGTTGAGTGGTTACATGAGTGCAAACATGTCTCAGATAGCTGCAGTGAGCGGAGGTCAAGCTCGCGCAAACTGGGATATGGGTATTGCAGGTAAAAAGAATGTCTTTGGTTTGGATGTTACACAAATTTATACCCCTTATGGGAATATGAATGTTGTTCGTGACGTTCACTTGGACGGAACTCATGTAAAGATGCTTGCTATCAATATGAAATATTGTAAGTATCGTCCTCTTGTTGGCAACGGCTTAAATCGTGATACTGCGATTTACGTTGGTGTGCAGACATTGGAAAATAGCGGTGTTGACCGTAGGGTCGACTTAATTCAAACTGAAGCTGGGATGGAGTGGCAAATGCCCGAAGCCCATGCTGTTTGGAAGTAAGGAGATAAGCTATGGCTAAAGATCGTATTCCTTTGTATGGACAACAAAAAGAGGGTTCACATATGGCGAAAGCTCATGGGAAAATCATTTATAATGATGGCGCTACCGCACTAAGTCTTGCACCGCAAGATAGTGGTATCTCTGTTGTAATTACTGGCGGAACGAATGGCGCTGCTGCTTGCAGTATACCATCTGCTTTAGGACAGGATGGTTTAGAATACCATTTCTATCTAAAAGCTGCGAACGGAACTGGTGATTATGACATTGACGCTGAAGATGGCGTTGGGTTTTTTATTGGCAGTATTGACTCAGTAGAAGGTACTAATGATGTCGGTATTGACTTTAATGGCAGTTCACATGATCAATGCACGCTAGCGGCTTCTAAGGGAGCGGCCGGTGATCAGGTTCATATCAAATCTGCTGGTGGACAATGGTATATTAGTGGACAAACTAATGACCAAGATGGATGGGCAGTGGGCACTGGCTCCGCTAATTCATCTGTACCAACAGACTCGAACACTCCACTGTAAAAATCTGAAAATCGAGGGGTAATAGCTCGGTATAAAGATCACAAGTGTAGGGCGGCTCGATACCTCCCTACACTTCTATGGCAACAACTAATATAGAGTTGGACATTGAAAATATAACTGGCGTGTCAGACGCAGATGACCAGTTCATCGTTTCTGCGCAAAAGTTTGTAACTGCCAGTGTCCCAAGCGATCTGCTCAGATGGGCAGGTAAGGATACTGTTGTCGGCACTCATGGTGGAGATTCATCACCGACTCTAATAAGTCTTCCATACGCTAGTGATCATATATTGGATGTATCAAGAAACGGATTCAGTGCAAGAGAAGTGCCTGAAACAATGAAAGGATTTATTGCAAATAGTTCAAGTTTGCATTTAGCTACTGAAACGTATCCAAAATATTATCTAACAGCTGGTAATGGAGTAGTGGTCAAGCCTGATCCAAGTGATTCTGAGACTGCCATTGTAAATTATATTGACCCAGATAATATTGATGATGATAGCGATTTAAGAAATGCAGTGATATTTCACGCATCTTCTAAGGAATTTGAACAACTTTCTACTGGTAAAATAACTGATTGGTCTGATTTATCATTACCAGTCGCTCCATCATCGCCAAGTTTTGGAAGTGATTTATCAATTTCTTCAGTACTTCCAGCTCCTCCCTCAGCTCCTAGTTTTGATGCTGGAGCTATAAGCGTGAGCTCTTCAGCTCCAACATATACAAAATCTAGTTTAGTTTTAGGATCAGCTCCATCAATATCCGATTTAAGTATAAGCGCTGTAGCTCCATCTCCTCCAACTTCTCCAAGTTTTTCTACACCAACTATAAGTGCTATTACAGTTAGTGATACAACAGTAGGAACTATGCCAACCGTGTCAACTTCAACAGTGTCTAACGTTGGTTCACCTCCGGCTTATACAAAACCAACTATCACTACTAGAGT